ATGAAGTGGGGTGTGAGTGGGGTGGAATGGGGTGAAATGGGGGGTGGGGGTGGGGCCGCCGTGATCGCCCGTGATTGGGAAGGCAAAAAACTACCAGTGATTAACACTGATGACGCTGGCCAGGAATAGAGGCGAAGGCTGAAATCGACGCCAATCGAGCGGTAATCGCTCAAGCCTACGCCAATCTGGGATGACCTTGGGACGCGGTGGGATACACCGGGAGGGGGGTATTCCAAAGATCGGGTGATCTGGTGATCGGGTGATCGGAAGAGCAAAACCGCGTCTCTTCAAAATGCATTCTGGTTGGACTAGGGATCCCTCGCTGCGCTCGGGAGTAAACAAAAAAATCACGGATCGATCTGCACCACGTCAAACGCCCTGCCTACCACATCGATCTGGGTAACGCCGGAAGCAAGAGCATCTGTGTTCGTATCGAAGATATCGATCTCCGCGCCCTGCACCACGTAAATAACGTTGCGGCCGGAGATAGGCTGGAGGCCCGTCACGTCAAAGTTCTGGCGGAAGGCCGATTCTGGGGGGAAGACAGCGGCAGATGTGCCGGTGTTGAAGATACTCAGGCAGCCGCGGACGGTATTGGCGGCCGTGCCGGGCTCGACCGTACATCCGGCGGCGCCAACGTAAACGCGGTTGTTGGCGAATGCCATCTTTTCGTGGTCGCCGTCGGTAATCGGGATTGCGGCTCCGGCGGTGAGTGCAGTGGCATTAATCACGGTCAGCACGCCGCAACGGGAAATCGGGCAGCCTACGACTGGGGGTGGCTGTGGCGGCGTTCCGGCAACGTAAAGATTGGAACCGTTGATCAGCCCAACCGTCGCACCAGCAACGGGAATCGGCAGGATCGGAGCGAAGGTGGCCGTGGGATTTGTAAAGTCGGCAAAGGTCACGCTGGCGTTGGTGCCACCGCATTCAGCGCCGCAGTTCAGGATGAAAGCCTGCGTCTCACTGCCATTGAATACCGCGTTAACGGGCTGGTCAAGATGCGTTGCATCTGTAACCACCTGGACAGCCGAAGTGGCCGTATCGACCACAAAAAAGGTGCTGGTGTTGGGCGGAATCTGCCCTTGCGGATCGGGAAAAACCAGCAGCTTGGTCCCCTTGGGACTCATCACCAGCCGGCGCGCATTGCCGATGCGCAGCACCGGACGCGCGACGCCGTTGGTGGTGTCAACGGATTGAACGAAGCCGAAGTTGCGCATGGCTGCCCAGGCATTTTTACCGTCGGGGCTGATGGCGATATCAAAGGGTTGATCGCCTATAGGGGCAGGGAAAGTTACGGCTTCCGTGGTGTTATCAATGACCGTAATCAGGCTGCTGGAGCTGTCCATTACGATGGTGGTCCCGCCGGCCGTAAGCATTTTGGTGGGAGAAGAAACGCCCAGAACTTTGCTGCTAAGCAGGTCTTTCTGCGCATCCATCACGTTCACCGTGCCGGCGGCCGTATTGGAAAGCAATACTCGTTTTTTCAACCCGGTTGGCTTGGGTGCGTTATTGCTGGTGCTGGAACCGCAGCCGGCCATGGCCAGGGCAAGACTTGCAATCAACAAATGTGAAAGATAGCTGTTTCGCCGCATTCTTTATTTAGACCGTTTCCTCTGGGAGCCGCGCCAAATGATGTTGAAATCGCGATTATAACAGAGCCACTTTCAAGCGCCCTGGAGCTTCCATCCGAGCTGGGGCTGGGCGCGCTCGGCTGCAGTAATGGGCGACTTAGATTGCAGTACGGGCGATTTAGGTTGCAGTGAGTCATTCGCGGCAGATTCGCCCGGATCATCCCTTCACCAGTGTGGCCAAGAACCCCGTGGCACGGTCAGCGGAGGCGTGGTGGTCTGCTACCCTCTCGACGTGTGCCTGGACTTCAGCGCGGATGTCGTCCTCAGTCATAGTGGAGGCGATGTCATAGATGGTGTGGTGAGAGGTGGTAGACGCATCGCCACAGCACTGCGCAACGATGGCGACCGCACCATCGGAAAGAGATATAAAGCGCACTGCCTCAGCCGTGTGTTGAACGTCCACTCCTTCACGATCTTTAATTGTCACTGTGTGTGTTATATGCGCCATTTCGCCTTATCCCTTTTTAGTTATGGGTTGGGAAGCCTGTTGCCTCCGCCGAATCCGTTACCAGCTCCACTGCCGCCCCCGGTCCCCGTTCCACCGCCTCCGCTCACAGTGGTGATCGTGCCGAATGTAACGATCCCGTTGTTCGATGTTTTAATATGCTCGCTCTGTGTTGCAAGAAAGACCACGGAACCGCCAGTGAACGCCGGGTCAATGCAGTAGACCAACCAGGTGCCTAAACCAGAAGGAGTCACCGATCCGCTGTTGTATGATACCTGGCCATCGCCAAATTGAATTACGCAGGCTGCAACAAGAATCGTGGAGGTACCTCCGCTCTGGGTCAGCGGGTTTGATCCAGTGAGAATGCCGTTGGCATTCACCGGATTGTTGCCGAACGTGCCGCGAAGACGCTGGTTTCCATTGGAATCAACCTGCGCCAAAGGAGCCAGGCCGGACGGAATCACGGCACGCAGCGACAGCGCGGTGTTGCTGGTATCTGAAAATGCCGTGGGCAGATACTGCAGCAGCGTGAGGTCGATTGTGGGCTGGTTGGTTTGGCCGCTTCCGCTGTTGCCGCTGCCATCGGCTGCGGGAATCGTGAAGTCGGCCTTCATGATTTCGTAGTCGCCCTGGTACTCCTCGCTGATGGTTGCGTCCAACGTAATGATGTCGCCGCAGAGCTGCGAGATCAACGCGCGCGGAGTGCCGGGAATGGAGAGATCGACAGCGTCCATCAAGCATTTGATCGTGCCCGCCCATGGCGCGCTGTAAGGAACGGTGTTGATGCCCAGGTTTCTGTTGAGCTGGAAATTCATAATGCGCTGCGCGCGCTCTGCGGTGTTGTTGCCAAGGTTGATGGAGAGCGGCACCACGCGGAAGATGGGCGTGAGGCTGAGCCCGCGCTGCCCAATCGCGTTCTGGTGCTGCTGATGGTCCGCAACCGGAGCGCGTACGGCGAAGCGGCTCTCCGGCGTGCCCACGGTGCCGTTGCCGCTGATAACACCAGCGGCCGCGCTGGTGGTTTGTCGATATGCGGAGCCAGCTCCGTCCGCCACCTGCAGTCCCCACGCGAATACCGAGGTGTTGATGGCACTAAATCCAAAGTCCACACGCACCGCGCCGGAACCGGTCCAGACGGCGCTATGCGTGAAGGAGAAAAACTGCCATGCGTTGGTCACAGTTACCGGGACGTTTTGAGTGTCGAACGCACCCCGACTCAGCTGTATCACAATAGAGATATTCGATGCCGCCTTCAGCCAGATGCCGGCCGTGACTGGAACGCCGTTGAGAGAATTGAATCCCAGCACCTGGCCCCATCCCCAGTTCGTGCCGGTTGCGGCGGAGGTGATCGTGTCCGCAGTGTTGCCGCCCAGCGGATCGACCTGGTTGTTTCCCACCACGGTCGCGTTGGTATAGAGATACACCGCATTGGTGAAGTCTTCTGACCACAGCGCCCAGTTCGCGTTGCCGCCTTGCGCGTAAGTAAATTTATTGGCGGCGGGAATGGATGTGATGTTAAACACACCATCGAACGCCGCTTCATGCGTGGTGCCGTCCTGCGGCGGCACAATCTGAATGCTCTGGCCCACGGTAAAAGGATGGTTCGTCTTGGTCTGGACCGTCACCATGCTCTGGCCGTTGCGCGAGAGGCCGCTGTTGGCGATGGTATCGATATCGGCGATGCCCTGCGCGTTGAGATCGTTGAACGTGGCGACCAAGCGGTTCTGCGCGCCATGCAAATTGATCTTGTCAAACTCGGCCGTGCCGGGCACAACGTGATCTGATTTCAGAAGGAACGTCGACGTGCGCGGCTTGTCCGGGCAGATATATATCTGGCCGTTGGCTTCAGTGATGTAGAGCTGCGACATCAGGCAGAGTTGCTTCAGCGCATCCATCAAAGCAGTGCGCTGAGGAAACGCAATCGAAGATTCAAAACGCTTCTGGCCGTTCGCCAGCACAGTGTTGCACCAGCTCACAGAATCGGCGAAGGACGACCAGTTGATGCGCGCTTTTTCCGCCGCGACGAAATCACCGCCTGCAGCGCGCGCCGCGCTGGGATTCCATTCCGGTTTGAGCATGGTCCGCGCAATTGCGTCCAGACACTGCTCCGCGCCGTTGGTGCTGAAGGCGTATCCCGTTTGGTTTCCGCTGCCATCAAACTGCCGCACCACCATGGTGCGATAGTCGCCCACAATTGTCAGGGTGGCGCTGGGCGCGGCCGGATCGGGAGGAACGTTGAACATGGCATACGCTTTGCGGCTGTACGTGGTGGGCTGGAAGTTCGCCGGCAATTGCGACCAGAAATTATCCACGCCCTGGTCCTGATTCACCGGAGCAACCGACACCTCGTCAAACCATGCCGTCCCCGCTACTGCTCCTCCATAGCCAAGCTGGCAATAGAGGCGAATTGTGCCGCTGGCGTTGGGGATGAACACGCAAGAGACAAAGGTCCATGCGTGCGCAGCGCCATCAGCCGCGACTCCAACATCCGGCTGAGTCGATAAGAAATCAAAACCGCTTTTGCCTAAGATGGAGAAAGAAGTCACGCCGGACACCGTATCGATATTCAGCAACGCGCCATCGCCGGTTGCCGAGGGCACGCCGGACGTCATGATCCATCCCTGCAGCGTATAAGCCAGGCCGCCAACCACAGCGAAATCCTGCGACGAAAAAGAATTTGCGGCAGTACCGTTGCTGATCTTCAGAGAGTTGCTGCCGGCATGCTGCTGGTCATTGGCGATCACCAGGTTATTTCCGCCGCCCAGCGTCCAGCCAGTGGCTTGCGCGCCCAGCGTTCCCGTTTCGCCGCCGCCATTCACAATCAGATTCGATGGCGCAATGGAACCGGGTAGACGTCCGTTCGATACCGGCGAAAGCCCCGCGCCCAGCGTTCCATCTATGCCAGGATGGAAATGCACCAGCGTGACATCGGATTCGTCTGCTTTCTTGCTGTTGATAAAGAGCCGCTCAATGCCGTCCCACTCGCCTTCCGCCAGGATGCGCGTGACGATCCGGTTTTTATTGCTGAGCGCGTGATTCAGAATCTCATTGCCCTGGGCGCGCACATAGCCATAGGCCACGGGAAGATCGATGCCGAGCTGGGCATTGGCCACATCGGCCGGATTGAGCGTTACTGTGCGCGACCTGAGCATAAGTTTTTAGGAGATAAGCGGGAACGGCCCTCTTCCTCTTCCTCCTCCGCGATTCTGCGGGTCCGGCCTGTCAATCAGCGAGGTGACCGGCACATTCACAGTGTTCGGCACCGTGGTAAGGATGCCGGGATATCTCTCCTGCGCCAGGCGCGTTGCGTCCTGGCAATCCACCAGGCGCTTGGGGCATGCTGTGGCAGATCCCGTGGACCCGCATTGCGCCGACTTAAAACGGAAGGTGCAGGTTTCCACTTGCACGTCGCCGGCAAGAACAAATTGCCCAGGATCGAAGAGCTGCAGTTCGCGGAAGCCGGCTTCATCTTCCTTGGGATTCTGCTCAGTCAGGGAGCAGTGAAATGAGCGGATGGCCACGTCGAGCAGTGGAACCCACAGGCGCGTGACGGCGTACGCGCCTTCGAACTCATGGTTCTTGAGCGCCGCCGCCACGTCGCGGTCAATCGTGTTGCCGGAAATGTTTTGCAGCAGCAGATCGCCGGCGTTGCTGGTCATGTCCCTGGTGCAGGTGAAGTTGCAGCCGCTCTTGATCCATCCGTTATAGAACTGCGTTGCGCCGGTGAACGCCGTGGGATAACTGCCTTCAAAGTCGCCCCAGAAATATTGCGTGCCGTCGAGCGTCTGGATATCGACGAGGACGACAGGCACGAACGATCCGCCTTGCTTGGAGAGAAAGAGTTCGGTGCCGGCTGGCTGTGTGATGGGCATTCAGTTCACCCCGCATCGGTGCGCCTGGCGGAGCATGATCATAAGCGGGCCGACAATGTAGTAGGTGTAGTTGTAGGGATAAGGAGCATCACCTCTTCCGATTTTGGTTATCCATTTACCCTTCCGTGGCCAAACCCAGCGAAGTCTCATCGCATTACCTCGATTGCGTCCGCCGCGACGATGAAGCCGGAGCTGGACGCGTTTTTTGTATTTGTCGGCGCGAGCTTCACGCGGTGCTGGCCCAGAGATACGCTCTGCACCGTCATGAGCGCGGACGATGCGGCGTGCGCCGCAGAATAGAGATCAATCGTCCCCTGGGAAACGCCATCGAGGAACACCTGCATGATTCCCATCTGCGCGTTCTTTGGCGCCCACACCCTGAATCCATAGCCCACATATATCCACTCCGCGGCATCCGTGGTGACGGTACCGGGATCGAAGTAAGCGAAGCCATTGTGATAATTCACATTCTGCTGCGCAGCGAGAAGCGCGGCGGCTGCTCCCGTTGTCTGCGTGTACGTGCTGGCAGCTCCGGTACCGCCGAACTCAAGCTGCGCGCCCCATACATGGTAGGCAATCGCGTTTGACGTGGGGCTGAGCAACATGAAGGTGAGAGCGGTTGCAGCATCATTCAGCACCACAGAGATTGAGACGCGCTGCCATGCGGTGCTGAGCGCGAATACCTGGCTGGTAGTGCCGGTTGCATCGAATACCTGCAGCGTGATGGAAGGTGTGCCGGATGCAGCTTTGAGCCAGATGCTGAGGGTCACGCGTTGTCCGCCCACTGGAAACGGCGTGGTCACGGTCTGGGTGAGCTGCGCGGTGGAACCTGTCACAGAGAAGGCCACGGAATCGGCCGTCGCGCCGCCGTTGGGATCGGTGACCACGTTCGGCGTGACAGTGGCGTTGGCCTTGGTCCATGCAGCGTTGTCAAACTGCTCTGACCACAGAACGTAATTCTTGTCGCCATGGTCCCACGTTCCCGTGAGCTTCACCAGGTCCTGGCCATAGTCGCCGCGCTCTTCCACAAAGATTGAATCCACGCCCCAGTTGCCGGGATATTGAAACATCGCAACCTTGGGAATCTCAACGAACGTGGCGCTCACGTTCACCTGGTTATTTCCCACGCGCTCAAACTGCGGCTCAGCCAGAAACTTGCCGCTGTAGTAGCGGTTGTCGTCGATATCGAAATAAGAGAAGAACCCTTTGCGGTACTGCCTGAACCATTGCCGCAGCGACTGATAGGTGGAGAAAGGGACTTTGTCCCAGTGGAGCTGCCACTCCATGCCGCGCACCAGCATGTCGCGGTCATACTCTTGTCCGCTGCGGGCCTGCCAGCTCACGTCCGTGGCGGGATCTTTGTGCGGAATCGAATAGTGCGGATTCATCACGCTCGCCGCAGTCGGATTCAGGATGTTCTGCTCGCTCATGCTTTCGATTCCGGTCGCTTCAACACTTCCCGAGGTTGTATGCCATTTTCCGGCCCCACAATTCCGTTGGCCTCCATAAGGTTCATCAACTGCAGGGCGCGCCCATATCCAATTCCCAAGCGGCGTTGCAGCAAACTATTGGAGGCTTTGCCAAACTCGATCACCAGATTCACGGCATCCTGATAAAGCTCGTCTTGCTCACTCATAGGGTTCCCTCACTTCGTTCGGGACAATTTTTCATCTAGTGCCCTTCCGTTGCGTGGCGATCCAGTGCGCGTTGCAGCATCTCCGCACCGCCGCGTTTCGCCCAGTCATCAAAGCTTCTAGCATCTATCGCGTTCACGACCAACGTGATATGGGAAGTGCTTCTCACCTTGCCTCCGGCGTTGATCGTGGCAAGAAGTTCCTTATTGCTTCTCGAGGGGCCGGGTTTAATCACTGTCTCACCATCTTCCAAAATTGCCGTGCCGCGTCCGCCGCTCGCCCTGAATACTCCGCCTGTATCGAACTGTGGCGGACCAAACACCTGGGCGCTGCGGCGGTCGCGCTCCGCCTGCGTGCTGCGGATGTGCGCTTCAGCCGCGTCAATCGCGGGATCTACCTTTTTATTGAAAACGTCTTTGCCCTGGCTCTGCAGCGCGCTCAGTTGCTTTTGTGAATCAGTGCGCAGCTGCTCCAGCTGCTGGATGGCCGAGCTGGAGTCGATCTGGAAACCATCAAAGCCTGTGCTGATTTGCGTGATGTCCGGCAGCAGCGTGTTATCGGCCAGCGCGTTCGCTTGTTTCTTGCGCTTGTTGCCGCCAAAGATGCCGCCGAAGATCCCGCCCAGCAAACCAACCACGCCACCGATGAGCGCGCCGATAGGTCCAGCGGCCAGGAAGCCGGTGAGAGCGCCGCTGCCCGCGCCCGCAAGCGAGCCCAGAAAACCGCCGTGGCTTTCTCCCACGCCAAAGCCGATCAGTCCACCAGACAGGCCCGCCAGAATTTGCGAATTGCCCAGGATCGCCAGCATCGACAGCAGACCACCGATCTGCCCAGCCTTGCCGCCGAAATTGCCGACAATGCCGGGAGCGAGCGCCGCAAGGCCAACCAAAGGAGATCCAGCGGCGAATGAGCTGCTGCGCGCGGAAGATCCAGCCACGCTGGAAGCGCCCGCTGTAATCCCGCCCAGGGCATCCGTTAGCGTCGACGTGGTGAGCGCGTTGCTGGCCGATGGAAGCAACCCACCAGTCGCAGCGCTGCTGCCGGCAATCGCGCTCGTAAGGCCGCTGCCTCCCGCGAATGCCGATGGATCGCTGAAGATGCCGCCCGGCTGAAATGCAGCGCCAGAAGGTGCGCTATTGCTTCCACTGCCGCCAAAGAGACTGCCCAGGATCGATGTGCCCGCGCCGCTCCCACCGCCGCCGCCGAAGACGCCAGCGCCGGTTGAGCCAGGCCCAAACACGATGGAGCCAAGGATGCTGCCGGCAGCGTTCTTCATGATGTTGAGCGAGAGAATCCACTGCGCCAAGATCTGGAAAAACAGCTTTTCCATGTTGGAGAGAATGCGCTTGCCGATGTTGCCGCTGGCGATATCGTCAAACACAGACTGCAGGTCGCTGCCAAGGCTTTCAGTCAAACGCTTGTTCTCCTCGCGAATGCGTATATCAGCCTGCACAATCGCGTCATAGCGCTTTGCGTCCGCATCCTGATTGATGGCGAGTATCTGGTCTCGCGTGAGATCCTCCGCTGCCAGCTCCCTGAGTTTCTGGTCTTCAATGGCGCGCTCGCGCCGGTTTAGTTCAATCTGTATCTGCGCGCTGGCGCGCTGCCACTCCGGCACCGCCGCAAGCGCAGCGTCTTCTTGCGCCGTCTTCATGTCCTCAGCCGCACGCTGCTGCATCTCCACGGTGCGGGCGAGTATGCGCGCGTCTTTATCGGCGGTAACCTTATGGGACTCCCTCAGCTTCTGCTGCGCTTCGGCATCAGCAAGATCGATTTCAGCCAGGTATTTTTGCCATGCTTCAGGACTCGGAGCTTTCTCATACTCTGCACGGGCCTTTGATGCGGCCTCTTCCTGATGAGCAAAGATGAGATCGTCGCCCTGGAGGAACGTGTCGCGAGTTTTATCCTGGATAGCAGCGAGTTCGGCTGCATTCTGAATGGACGAGACTCGTATCTTTTCGTTCGTGTCCTGATGGATTTTGGCGATCTGCGCCTGGTACTCCTGGGTCTTCTGCACTTCCGCCGCGCTCAGCCCCATTTTCTGAACGTCTTCGGCGAGCGTCTCTTTAATGTGATCGGCTTCCTCCTGTTTTATTTTTGCGATGCCAGAGAGAGCGTTTTCCGTGACCTGATCTCGCAGCTTCATGGTTTCCATGGCTTCCTGTCTACGGAGTTCCACGGTCTGCGCTGCGGCTTTATTGTTGGCATCCACGATAAGCGCTGCTGCCGCTTTGTTTACATTGGCGATGGCAACGGGGTCCTGGTTTGCATCCAGATGATATTCGCGGCCTATGTCCGCTAGGGCGTTCGCGCGTTCCTGCGCGATCCTGGCGATTCCGCTCTTGCCAATCAGCGCTGTCGATTCTTGCGATCTTGCTACTTCGTCATTGAGGTGCTTGGTCATTCCTGTGATGGCCTCAAGCACTACACGTCTTTTCTCCTCAATTTCCAGCGCCTTGCCCTGAAGTTCAGCGCTTACGGCGCCGTTGATCGTTCCAGAAAACAGGAACGCTGTGATCTTGCCTTCCAGCGTGGCTTGTTCTGCAACCATCTGGCTTCGCGAGCTCTCGATCGCAGAAGCTTTATTGAGCACCGTAATCTGTGAATTCAATTGATTCAGGTGCTGTTGCCCTACTTCAAGCGTCTTCGGATTTACAAATGCCTCGTTGCTGGCCTTGACCGTTTCAGCGCGTATCTGCTGCACGGCCTTGGTATAACCACCCAGCTCAGTTGCGCCATTGGCTATTTCCTCTCCGATCTTGACGAAGATTGGAGCAACGCCCGCAAGTATCCCGATAGGAAATGCCGCTGCCATCAGCGGCCCAAGCAGTGCGCTGCGCGCCGCGACCTGATTGAGCGCGCGGTTTTGCAATCCCAGCGTTTGCTCCAGCAGCCTGCCGGCAACATTGGCCTTCATCTGCTCGCTTGTCATTCCCATGAATGCGGTGGATGAATTTTTCACCATGGGAGCCCAGTCTTGAAATCTGACCGTGCCTTGAAGCGTCTTGGCGGATGCTGCCGTAGCCTGCATCGCGGCCATGTTTTCCTTTATGCGCGCGTTCACTTCGGCGATTGTTTTCTGCTCTTGCTCCCATTTAGCAGTGAGAACCGCGACAGCGGCTGCGCCCGTGAGCGTGGCCTTGCTTTGATTGGCAATCGCTGCGGATGCAGCCTCAGCGGCGGTTACCACCTTCGTTCCCATCGCATCGCCTGAAGACGATATCTGCTGGAAGCCGGTGACCGCTCCGTTCGCATCCACCGTGACCGTGATTTGTATTGGCGTCGCCATCTATTTTCTTTTCTTGAACTCCATGCGGCAGACACGGCAGCGGATCGCCGTGCTGGAATGCTGGCGCGCGCCGCACTGCGGGCACTCAGGATGATCGCGCTCAAATTCCTGCTGCGCCGCCGCAAGAGCGCGCAGGCCCTCGGCTTCCTCAGCCAGAATCGTGAGCTCCACGTCGGCATCGATCATGCTGCGTATCCAGAACAGATATGCGGCATAGTCGTAAAAGCCGCTGGCCACGCTGCGCACGGGAACGGTCTTGGCAAGAGCAACGGCATACGCCATCAGGTCTTCTTCGGCGCTGAGGCTCTCGATCTGGCGCGCGAGATCGTCCGCGCCCAGGGATTCGTTCATCAGCTCAAGCGCCGCTTGGCGTATGCCGCCCATGTCTTGCGTAACAATCACCTGGCTACGCAGCCTCCGCTGCGGCAGCTTCCGGCTGCGTGTTAAAGAGTTGCGCCACGGCTTCAGCTTTGTGGTAGCCATCCATTTCGCGCCGGATCTGCTCCGGGCCTTCCAGCGGCTTGCCGGCAGCGCCGTATCCATCCACGGAAAGGATCAGCTGGTCATACAGTTCCAGCAGCAGCTTGTTCCGGAGCGAATAGACCGTGGTGCTGCCTTTGCGCGTGCCGCCGATCACTTTGCTGATGGCTCCTCCGCGCATGTAGCGTTTCTTCTGCTCAACGGTTGGCGGCGTGAAACGGTGCACCAGGCCTTTGTATTGGGTGACCTGTCCGGGTGCCGTGGTCTGCGACCAGTGCGCGTCGATCCGCGTCTCAATGGCGTCGCAGTCGAGCGGCTTATCGTCTTCCTCTTCAGAGATAAACACTGAGCGCAGAAGCCCGGCAACAGTCACGGAGTGGCGCGGCAGTACCTTCTTGAAATCTTCCGGCGTGGTGAGCTCGCGGGAATAGCCGACGACGCGCGTCACCGTGGATTCAAACAGCTCAATGCCGGCCGTGTTGAAGTCAGTGGTGTTCAGCTGCGCCACGCCATCATTGCGGCTGGAGAGATACAGCCCGGCGAAGTACTGCTCCCAGTCCGGCTGAAGAATTCTGCGGAAGTAAAAGGTGTAATCGCGCTTGCCTTCACGGATGGGGATCACGCGCGGTTCGTCGAGCATGAGCAGTGAAGGTGGATTCTGTGGGGTTGCCGCTTCCATAATGTTCTCCTGAAATTTGATTTGTGAATTGTTCTGCGTGGAACGTATCTGGCGAGATCCGCGAAGCGGTGCGTCTCTCAGAGCAGCGAAGCGGTGCTGCTCTCATCAGCGAAGCGATGCTGATGTCTTACTAGACTTGCAACTTACCACATCTTTGGACCGCAGGGCAGAGCTTTTTTTCTCTACCCTGCGGCAGAACCAGCGCCGTCCTACCCAACTAACTCAGCGCCAGCAGCCACTCGCTAAGCGCCCACGCCGTAGGCGCTCTGGTTATTCGTGACGATTGCCGTGAAAACTTCCTGCGTTGATGGCTTGAGCACGGCATTGTCGCCGGCATTCATCTGCCACATCTGCTCGCGTCCGCTCTGCCCGATCTGGAAGGTATCGAACAGGACGTAAGGCGATCCCAGCGTCATCTGCTGCGCCGCGCCGGAGTTGGTCACGATCTGAATTTCCTTCTGCGTGTCGTTTTCTGAGATCGTGCGCATGTCGTCGGTGCTCGTCGCTTTCACGTTGACGGTCCAGTTCACGCGCTGTTTCAGCACCTTCATGAACGTGGCCCAGAAGCCTCCGCCCGGAGCGCGGTTCGGCGTCATTTCGCAGGAGATATGCACTTGCCAATCGGTGACGCGCTCTTTGATGCTGCTGAGCGCCGTGGTTGCCGTAGGCAGCGCCGCTCCAGCGGCAAAACCCGTTGCAGGCTCCGTGAAGACGCCGGCTGCGGCGAACGGTCCACCAGCCTGTTTTGTTTCCGTTCCCGTGGTGATGGAGCCGTAGACATTCACGCCAGTGACTCCGGGCGGAAGCGCGGCAGGCATCGTGACCTTGGAAACGCTGTTCGCAGGCGTCACGAATGAGAATTCCTGGCTGCCAACTGTTTCGCCGGCTGCGTTCACGTAAGTCAATTTATAGAAAACCGTCCGCTGAGTAAGCGCGCCCAGCACCGTGCTGGCAAACGTGAACTGGAAGCGCGGATCGGTGAGGTCCGGCGCGGATGGCCCGATCTTGATATCGGTATCGGAACCATAAAGGAAGAGCGGCGCGCTGAGCGCGGGGAACGTGATCGCTCCGTCCACCTTCTTGCCGCTGCCGATCATCTTGAACTGCACCTGCAGCGGACCCGATTCCTTGCCGCTGATGACGAGATCCAGTATGCACATGTCCGGCAACTGGAAGATCACGTCATTGGTTTCCTGGCACAGCAGCGTGGTCACCGGCATCTGGTTCGTCGCTTGCAGGAACTTCATGGTGTGCACGAAAGGACCGGCGCCGGTGACCGTCTCAGTGCCCAGGATGAAGAACAGCGCCCATCCGGCCAGAATCGCTTCCAGGTCCATCGTCGCATCGAACGAAGTGTTTTCCATGGTGCGAATCTTGGCCGCCGCCCACTGATGGCCTTTGTTGGCCATCTGCTCATCCGTGAAGAAATCGGGCTGATGCGCGGCAGTATAGTTGCCGGCATTGCGCGGGCGGATGGTATAGCTGGCCGCCGCCACGGGCGTGAGAAACGCGTTTTGCTTGTTGGGCGCAATGGCCACGTTGCGGATGTCGAGCACGTCCTGCGGTTCGTAGGCCATGCCGAATAACAGAAATCCTGCCGCCGTCAGAAGTGCAACAGCCAGCGGTCCCAAATGAATTGCAAACAGTAAGAAAATCAAGCGCCCACCTCCGTGTTTTTCGGATAAGCATCAATCTCATCCGCATTCATACCCTGCGTTCCATCCTGTACGTCCGATGGCTCAAGCTGCTCGGGCACGATCTCAAACAGCGGATGCCCATTGACGTGTTCATTCTTCAGCACGCGCTCCCACTCGAACGCGCGCGTGACCATCTTCACTTCGCCTGGCTGAAAGTAAAACGAGTGATTGCCGGCATGCACCTGGACGCGGCCGCCGCCCGCCTGCTGCACTCCAAATTCGGTAAGCTTCACGTTGACGAAATCTTTTCCTGCCATACTTCCCCTCCCGTTAAAACTGCGCGGTTTTCGGAACTCTGATCTTCTGCAAATACCACACACCATTGGCATCGAATTGATACGGCTCGATGCCCGCCAGGGCCGCTGGGCCGCTCAGCACCGCGCCGGAATCGAGCTGAAAACGTTTGCCTGCGATAGCGTGACGCGCCGTGGCAATGACCACATACGCGCTGGAGCGCTCCTTGTCCACGCTTGATAGGTCCGCAGCGCCGCAAAGAAGAAAGAATTCGTAATCGACTTGATATGTGGTGCGCACAGTGTCTTGCGTGCAGTCGTCAGAGCCGGAATTGAAAGACACCAGAATTGCAGGAGGCATAACGATAATGTTGCCCTGCTCATCAAAGTGCCGGCTGGATAAGCCCTGCACCTGCGCGCTCAACGCCAGAACGCCGGAATCGGCGGCCAGCGTGGCAATGATGCCCTTTTCCACATCATCAAGTTTGAACTCTGTCGCGCCCATCTATTTCAGTCCCTCTTCCTTGGCAACAACGTCGATGTATCGCTGCATCGCATCCTGCATGCGCTGCGGATCTTCAGGCCGAAACACCAGGTAAGGCCGCGCCGGAATAAACGGCCTGCGAAACTTCATTGGCCCATGGAAGCCGCCGACCTGCTGGTCAATCAAATGTCCGAGTCTGCGCTTGCTGCTAGGTTGTCGCCTGCCGGCAAAGCCGCCTTCCTGCTGGATCTGCGCATAGACCAGGTTGGTGCCGATAGTGAGCGTATTGCCGCTCACCAGGTACGACATCGAATTCTTGAGCCTGCCGCTCTGGATCAATTTCAACCTGCCAGCGCCGCCTTTGCCGCGCTTCAGCGTGGACGCAGCCAGCGGAGCCCACGATCCAGCCGGCGATCCCTGCTCGCGAAACGTCCGCTCAATCGATCCGCGCATTACTTCGCCCGCGATCTTCAGCAGCGGCGGTGGCTGTATCCGCGCGCTGAAGTTCTTGAGCGATATCTGCAGCGCCTTATCGTTGACCGTGGCTTTAAATTCTCCCGCCATCTATACATACCCCGACAGATTGTCGTCGCTGAAGCGCTCTTCAACGCTGGTGGTCTGCACATCGCCGCCGCTGGTTTGCGGCGTGGCGCTCACAGGCTGGTCCAGCCCGGCTTTGCCGTTAGATACGTCTTTCAGAAACGCAATCGCATCTTCATAAGACTGGCGCACATCCGGCTTCACGCGCTTGCGCCGCAGATAAAGGAAGTACTCGGCCAGCGTCAGGCAAAGCCCTTTCACCTGGTCAGACGACTGCAGCGGAACGGTATAGCGCACGCGGCAATACGAATCGATCAGCGCGGATGCTTCCGTCAACACATCCGTGATGACCTGGTCATTCGTGCTGCCGGAGTTCGTATCGTCGGTGAGCTGCACCAGCTCCGCTGCGGAGATCCGGCGAGGTGAAAGATCGGCTTTGACTGCGTACATTTAGCTCTGGCCTCCGTTGCCATTGCTGTCCGATGCCTTGGCCCGCTCAACAACATCCGGCCCCATCTCTTTGGCCTCTTTCACGCTCAGATCAATGGTCTCGCCGGGCGCGAAATCCGTGCCGTCCTTGCGCACAGGCGATTTAACTTTGTAACTCGGCATGATTCACTCTCCTTTAGTGAGTCACCGCTATTTTTCTACCCCAACATCCGCATTCAGTTGGAGAGCATCCTTGCCGATGTGGTGGCTGCATCGGTTTGCAGACATACATCCTTGGCTGATGTGGCTTGTATCTCAAGCCACACTTTGCCAATTGGCGGGTTGACCACAGGCCCCAGCAAAACTGCCGTGCCGGTCCCGCAGTTAGTGCCCGTACCAGTCTGGATGGTGAATGATCCGGTGCCTCCGGTTGACTTCTCCACAATCACACCACGGATATAAACCGAGCCTGATGCAGGGCCGGTCACTACTTTTGTAAGCGTGGCCGTTGCCACGGCTGCGGACAGCGTATTCACTTCGCCGGTTTGCAGAATGTTGGTGCCGAGCGTGCTCGATCCGAAGTTGACGAACTTCATCTTAAGCAGTGTCTGGTCGCCAACCTGCTGCGCATTGACATGGCTTCCAGGAATAAAAACCAGCGCAACCGCAAAACAGATAACCGCGATCAATCCAAATAGCAACCGATCTTTCGTTTTTTCCTTCATTGCTTCTTCCCTCCGTTTTCTAAAGACTTTTTGGTTTCCATCGCCCAGGCCGCTTACGCGGCCCGGACCATGTTTGCTCTGGCGATTTCTCCGCGACCTCGTTTCTTTCCGTCGCGACTCGCTACGGAACTTCTTAGTTGACCGCGTTCTTTATCAGGTAGCCGGAGACGTTGCTGGTCACGCGCTGGTCATAATAGAAGTGGTCGGCCACTTCATCAGACTTCGCGCTTGGCGGCGATACGCGCCCGATCTCCACCTGAAAACCGCCGACCGTGCCAGGAGCGTCCGTCCACACGAACGTTTTGCCCAGGCTCACGTCCATGGGTGTTGGGTTCTGCTGCGCGTAAGCCAGCACCACATGCTTGCCCCAGACAAAGCTTGGATTATCGGCCACATCGAGCTGGATAGCGGAAGCCAGAAGCACCTGCTCGATGCCAAAGACAGCCGCCAGATCCTGAAGTGTGACTTGCCCGCCCTTGGTATAAACCAGCCGCTGCAAAATTGCCGGATGCACGCGCAACTTCTGATATGCCGGGTCGCTGATGATCATGATGTTGGCTTCCTGTCCGATCTGACGAATAACGCTCTTTCCCGTCTCTACATCCGAGATCGGCGTCGAGTTGCCCAGGTCAGACCATTGTGACTGCCCCGCCAGAGTGACAGAGTTGCCGGCCGCATACTTCGTTGTATCGGTGGCCAGCGCCGCCACGGCGATTTCTTCGTCCAGAAACAGCTTGTCCATGATGGCCTTTGTGGCCCACTGCTCCACGCTGCCACCCGTACCGGCCTGGAAGTTGGCGCGCTCTTCATCTGGGATCAACCGCGCCAGCGCGTGGTCAACGCAGTTGTAGTTCGTGTTAGAGAGCGTCTGCACGATGCGCTCAGCTGGCGATCCCGGCGCGCGCTTGGTGTTTTCCCGCAGCGCCTGGTTTTCACGGCCATACAGCCAGAACTTATCGGACTGGTGATTGACCTCCACGCGAGGGAAGAGCCGTTCAGCAACGAATGAATTGTTGCTGTACATCCTCGCAAACTGTGACAGCGCGATATCGATCTTGCCCTGCGTGGTGCTTACCACCGCGCCCGCAAAATTAACTGGCTTCATCTTTTCTGTCCTCCGGGGATTTTCTCCCAGTGTTATTTGTTAGAGGCTAAAAACCGCGAAAGCATCAGCCTTGTGCGCGGCTGGGAAAAACCAGCAGCAGGAATTCATCGCCCTGGGCGGCAGCGGCTTCCAATGCCTTGCCCACAACGTGGTAGTTGGTGCCGGCAACCGCACCAATGGGCGCGAGCTGGCCAGTTGCGGCATTGATCATGACGTAATCATTGCGATTGATGGGCGCGTCCGCGATTGCAGTGCATTCTCCGGCTTCCACCACAAGGATGGGATCACCGATGTTTGCAGCGGCAGCGGCAGTCACGCCAAGGGGCGCGACGTTAGCACCGCCAGGCAGGGCCACTGAGTTGATGGCCGCGCCTGCGATCACCGCCACGCCCGCCCCAATCACTGCGTCAGCCTTATAGCTGCGCATGATCTGATTGCCGACAGTTCCAAATTGTGTCTTCGCAAAGAACCTGGCGGAGCCAAGCATCATGAAGAGCGCGAACCTTTTTAATAGCTTGAACATTTTCTTTCTTCCCCTTCTCCGCCATCAGCGCCGGCGGCGCGCAAAACATGTAAGTTGCTTTTTGTGGGATTTAAACGCTGCCGGCAGCCGTCGCGCCCGCCTCCCATTCACCGCTGGCGCGCACTCTGTTGAGCGCGTCGCCGTAAGGTATCTTCTCTTTGGCCGCCAGTGCCGTCGCCGCTTCAGCCAGCGCCACTGAGTCCTGATCAACCACCAGGTTCCGGTCTTTCGTCTCAGTGAACTTCACCAGCTTGCCGCGTTTCTCCGCTCCATTGGCCAGCTCGCCCGTGGGCACAAACTGGCCCAGGCCGATCATGAAATCCGCGAAGAGCTCGGCTGCGGGCTTCTCCACTTTCTTGTCGCCCTCGCCGAAGCTGACCTTGGTCTCCACCTTGGAAAGCTCTGTGAAAATCTGCGGCAGACCCATCTTGTCGAATGCCGGCAGCCAGCGCTTGCCGTCTTTCACGCGCTGAATCTGTTTCTCCGCGAAGGCGGCCTGTGTCTGCGTGGATGTGGCGGCGACGGCGGTTTCGCGCAACTTCTTTTCATTTGCAAGCTCAGTGGTGAGCTCGGTGAATTTCGCTTCAAACTTTGCCGTGGCTGCAGCGACGGCGGTTTCAATGGCCTTGGCCTGGTCGCCGCCATCGGTTGTTTTCTTGGGCATGAACTCACTGAAGAATTCCTTCAGCGACTCCATAAAGCTTTTCTTGATATCGTCACTATTCATTGTTTGCTCCTCCGTGAATTCAATTGCCTCAAATGCGCCTGCGCTGAAGGAAGCAAGCTTCACATCGGCCAGGCCTTTCACCTCGGGAGGCATAGCTCCGAGGAAACCTACATGCCGCAGCGATGGACCGGTCTCGCCGCGATAAAAACTGATCGACCTTTTCTTAAATCGTCCTTCGTTCACCAGTTGCGCGAACTGATCTGGCACCTGTTTCAATTTGCCAAGGAGCACGTCGCCGGATCTCTTCAACGCTTCAACCCATCCATAAGCCGGCGCGTCCATCTCGGGGTGCCCCATCACGACTGGTGCTTCATGCTTTGCCGGATCGTAGTTCGCGACCATCTTGTCGATATCAGCAGCGGTATAGCTGCCCTTCTCGCTGTAATTGCCTGCGCGGAAGAGTTCGATCCATTTTCCGTTCAACGTCACTGTAGCCATTGCTGTTGACCTCCAAAGCCGGGATCTGGAACACTCGCAGCCGCGAGAGGGATTCTTCCCAGGCCTGGCAAATCCGCATCATCGGGCACATCACCAGGCGCTTCCGCCGTGACGGTGCAGCGGCAGTTGTATCCGCAGGGCGGATAGAGACGGTGCCACACCACGTCTGTTGCCTTGGCGGCAAAGCCATCCAGCGCGGCATGCGCAGGCCGCACGCGATCATCTCCAGCGGTCCGGTACATCCAATAAGGCAACGCGATGAGCACTGCGGGATCGGTCAGCTGCTCATAGCGGCCGTTCTGGTATGCCGTCTGGATGTTGGTCTGGAAAACGCTGTCGATCTGAGTCCGCGTCAGGCGCGCGACGCCCGCTTTATCCGTGAGCGAATTCACCGCGGATTCAAAGTCTTTTTCCGTGCCGCCATGCGTGAGTACATCCACCAGCGCCTTTTTAATCTGCTCGATCAGCCGCACATCACTGATGCCGGCAACGGTGAAGGCCTGCATCTTGTAACGCTGCGCCAGCCCATCAAAGGCGTTGCGGCTCATGCCGATCAATTTCTCTATGCGCTGGATGGCGAGAGTCGGAGGCACGCTCTGAAACCCCAGATCGTTAAAGCGTGCGATCTGCGCCGTGGTGGCGAGCCTGAATTTCTTTCCTGTCTTTTGCTCGGCGTATTCAATGACGTGCGCGCGGCCGAGAAGATCAGCCGCAGCCAGATAGCGCGAGACGATGCCGCCGATATCGCTCTGAAACTTTGTGGCCAGCAACTGTGGTGCGACGACAGCGACGGCGCGATGAGTACCGGAGATCATTGAATCCCTCCGGCCTGGACCGCAGCAGCGATCTCATGAATACGCTTTGCATACTGATCAGTAACGCTCACGCGCATAGCATCCATCAGCTCCTGAACTTCCTTCGCGTTATGGATTGCCTCCTGATCGGTGAAACTGGGATTCTGCGCAGCGCCGCTAGAAATCGCGCCCGCGCTTGCTCCCTGCGGACGGGCCAGAACTTCATCGTTCGCGCCTGGCTCCGGATATCCGTATGTCTCCTGCATGTACTGTTTGGTGATAGGGACGCCCATGGACTGAGCGATGCTGTCGACACCGATCCGCTGCACCAGATCCTGCTCATCTTCCGTGGTGATGACATACTTCGGCACCGGGCACGTTGGACCGTAGTTCCACAGGGTAAGCCGCTTTACCAGTTGGTCCTGGATAACCGTCTGCAGCTTGATCGCGACCTCGACCTCTTTCAGATAAAACATTTTTGCGTGGACCGAGCCGAGCGAGCGTGATCCCGTTCCACCCTCATTGCCGTAGGAAGTAAGCGTCTGGCCAACGATGGCGCGCGCAATCTGATATTTCTGGTCATCGACCAGCTGCTTATAGACAGCCGGGTTTTGCGTGCGCGCGGAAGTGAGCAGCTCTTTCACCATCTGGAAGTTTTCCGGTACCGCCACGGCGATGCTTTGCACAATGGCCTCAGCTGCGGCGAGCGCTTTTTGTTTCTCGTCGGCATTCGCGCCCGATGGGTACATCACAGCGGCGGTGCCTGGGCCTTTCTCTCCAAAGCGCAGCCAGAAGCGCATCGCCTGGCGCTTGAACCAGCTCGGCCAGAAGACGCGGCGCAAGAGCGGCCGGCCACGGCGATTCCCACTACGAGGGCGGAAGGTGAAGATCAAAAACTTTTGCTCCGGAACCAGATCGCCGCCATCGAATGCGTAAGGATTGGTCAACAGCCGCATCGGCCCGGTCTGCAGCAGATATTGAGGATTAAAGCTGAACAGCTCCTGCGGACGGTCCTTAATGTCGATCAATCCCACCTGGCCGGCGCTCACGTCATAGATCACTTCAGAGATGTGCACGCCATAGGCTGGCGCGTCGAGCATTGCTTCCAACACTTCATGGAACGCGGGAACGCCCGCGAGCTGCGCTTCAATGAACGCGGCAGCTTCCTGCGCCTGAGAAGACTCGTCTGCGGGAATAACGGAGCGCTCTCTTGACAGCACAGCCAGCTTCAACATCTCCAGCGCGGAGGAAATATCGTCGTCTTTTTCTTCCAGCTCGCGGTAATAGATAAAGGCCGTGCGGAAGTCGCGAATCATGGACTGCCAGATCACCGTGGGATCGGACACGCCGGCAAATCCCTGGGCGAGCGCCAGCGTGGTGCGCTGCGAACCCTGCAGCACCTCGTCACTGACAAGCTCATCCTTTGGCGGCAGCGGCGGTACCGCTGCGGCCGTGGCTGCCATGTTCACGATATTTGTTTCGTCGCTCATCGTTTACACATACACATGCGCCTGGCTCGTGGAGCTGGCGACAAAGTCGGTTGATATGCCTGGACCAGCGGCCGCAGCCACTGCGAGCGCGAGCGCCCAGAATTCATCAGCGTGCCCGGCATCTGTGCGGTCCGCGTCAAAGCGGAAGTGCCCGGTCAAACTGGTATAGCGCTTCACTGCGTTGATGGAGCGGCGCAATGCCGGCGCTGAAGCGATCCGGATTTTTCTTTCTTCAAATAGGCGCTTCGTGGCAGTGGCCATCTTTTCTTTGTTCTCGATGTTGAAGGTGACCTCTTCAACTTTCTGGCCATGCTTCGCGTGGAGGTCCTCGGCGAGCTGCGCGCCGATCCCCGTGGCGTCAATGCAAGCACGCTGTGATCGCCCGACGATGGGATCAAGGAGATCGAACTGCGCCTTAAACGGTGTGCGCTCCAGCACATCCATCCGACGCATCCACAGAACGTCGCCGAGTTTCTGCATGGCAATGTTTGCGGTGCGGTCCTTCTTGCGTCCAATATCAGTGCCGGAATAAATATTCCCCACCAGGTCTTCAACAGGCGTGTCCATACGCGCATCGCTGCTTTCGCACGCGATCACAAGCTCCATGGGAATGTAGTTTTGCGCGTCGGCCAGGAACGCGCAGCAGTACTCCTGCAGCCAGGTGTCTTCATCTCCGGCAGCTTCGCGCAGCGCGGCGATGTCCACGGGGTTCCCCTCTTCAACAGAGGCATAGATGTCAACCCAATGAACGGACCAGATGCCTTTCGTCCAATTGCGCTTCGTCATTGCGCCCAGCGGATCGACGCCGGCAGCGTTGCACAGGTCCCAGTACTTCCCCGCCTGGCCGTTGGGAGTGGAGATAACTTCCAGTGAATGTCCACGGCTGATGATGGCCATGGCCGCGCGCCAGATTTTTACCGGATCACGATGGAAAGCAAACTCGTCAAGAACAACGTCGCCGGAGAAACCGCGAATCGTGTCCGGATTCGCAGGCATGAAGATCATCCTGGCGCCATTGTGCTTGAGCGTGACCTGGAGAGCTTTCTCGTCGGTGTTCGGAAATTCCAACTCCTCCAGCTCAAATACTTCACGCAACGCGGAGAGATGCAGCCGGGCATATTCACAAGCCTCGCGCGATTGGCGCTCCGACGCGGAGATCCACACCGTCGTGCCTTTTTTCGCGATGCGGCGGCGAACGTGGCGAAGCGTGGTGCCGAACGTAAAGCCTTCCTGCCGTCCCTTCACCGCAAGCTTGAAGCGCGAATCATCCGTTATCCAGCGCTTCTGGTACGCGTAGAGCTGCACCAGCGCGGCTGGTGAGATGTTTTCCGTGATGGAGTTATTAGGCTGCACTGAGTCCGTAAATCTCGTCTACCCGCTGTTTCAATTGTTCCGGCGAGAGCTGTTTCTTCTTGCCGTCGCTGCCGTCGACGCCCTTCTTGAGCTTCTCGACTTTTTCGCGTATGAGATCAATCTTCAGCTGAAGGCTGCGCTCATCCGTTTGTATCTGGCGCTCCTTTAATTGGACCTTGCGCTGTTCGTTCAGCAGAGCGCCCAGGGCCAGCATGCCAGCGACAACCTTATGCCGGCTCTTCTCGTCGGCGTTTTGCATCATGCCGAACAGCTGATCGCTTATCGCGGTGCGGACCGTCTCTGGCAGGTCCTTCAATTCCTTGCCTGCGAATAAGCCCGCTATCTCTCGCGCCTTCACCTGATCAGCGAGTACTTCGCGCTTCACCTGTTCCACGCGCAGATCGTGCCAGCGCGTCAATGTCGAGTGCGGCAGCTTCAGACCAGGGAACTGCGCGCGGATCGTCTCAGGCGTTTTGTCCCACTCCTCAAATCGTGGAGACAGCTCCTCGATCTCTGACCACGTCCTGCCGGCAGCGCGTTCTTTCATCACTCGGTCCAGCAGCTCGGTGGGCAGCTTGTCCATCTTGAGCGGCTGCCGCGTGCGCCGCTTCTCTCCGGTCTTTGGCTTACTTGCCATTCGCGATTGAAACCACCTTCTGGCCACTTTCCTTGCACGCGCCGCAATTCAAGTCTCGATGCCCTTTGTCTCTACATCCGTCGCATGTAAGCGTTCTGTTCACCGTTCGCTTGCTGCAAACGTGGCATTGATTGAGCTGGTCGCTTCTCATCGCGCCTCAGTCAAACGAGACGCCGGGTTCTTTTTCCCTTGCGCCCGGAGCGTCTTCCACCAGGTCGCGTCCCCTGGGCGTGATTTGGATTTCACCAATCACCAGCTCGCGCGATTTTTTCCACTTCTTCTCGTCGCGGGTGAAAGTCAAATAGTTGCGCTCCTGCAAATCTTCCAGCACGGTGACGAGCTCGTCTTCGCTGATGTCGAAGAAGAGACGCTCCAGCGCGCCATGTAGTGGAGTCAGACGCAGGCGGCTTTGGCGGCTGAAATGGTTGTCGTACACGATCTGCAGGATCGTGGCGCGCATCGCGCGAATGTTATCAGCCTGCAGTATGTGCATTGGCTTTCTCCTGGGGGAACCGTTGTTTCAGCTCGCGCACGTCTTCCAATATCTGCCGCGAATTCCGCGCCAGCTGCCCGACAACCAGATCCATCTCCCTTGCTCGCTCATCATCTTTCTGCGCGATCTGATTCACTGCATCGGCCAGCCTCTGCTGCGATAAAGCATTGTCACGGCCTACCTGCAGCAACTGCTCGCCGAAGTCCATCACCCGCGTAAACCCTTTTGACATTCCCGTGCCCACAAGCACTATCGCAACCAGACCAATCAGCGATGCTGGGCCCCACGCGAAAAACGTTTGGATCAAGAGCTTCGGCTCTTTCTCCGCCAGCACCAGAGCGATAGTCACGCCCGCGCCGAGGCCGCCGCCCATCAGAAGTTCCGGCAGCTTTTCGAGCAGACCTTTGGGAACGAGGGTCACTTCGCGGAGCTCCCTGATGGGACGACAGTCGCAAAAGCATGTAGTCGCTTGCCGCTACCCAGAGGTTCTGTGTTGTTGAGCGGGCTATCACAGACGCCGCCACCGGAGGTTAGTGGTTGATTACAAAACATGCACGTTGCGGGTTTTAAATCTGAAGGAATGAATGTCTCTCCCGAGAGAGGAACAACGTTACTCACCGCGCCGGCTGGCGCGCTGCGAACCATTCCGCCTTGCGCGAACTTTGCAAGCAACGCTTTGCCAATATCCTCGACAAGCTGTTTCGTGTCGATCTTCTGTCCGGGAGGAATTTTCGATTGCGCCTGCTGAATATCGTCGAGAGCGGCGAGGATCGCGCCAGCGGTCCGCTCTGACTTTGCGCCCAATCCGGCCATGGCTCCGGCGACGCCAAGAAGCGAGAGCGCTTCCATGTAGCCGATCACCTTGAACCACCAACCGCAGCACGCGACCAGGGCGATAAGCGCCGCCGAAAAGTACGTCTTTTTTCCCTGCAAAAATTGCTTGATCTGCTGCATCGTCTCCTCCGGGCTGCCTGCGCCGGTCTGACCACTGCTTTAAAAGGGCTGTGTGAAGCTTCACAAGGCACTTTGTGATGCTTCACGCAGCTCGCGACGTCTAATTCCTTACCTTGGCCGTTTAGCTAAGGCAGAAGCCCTAGTTTCGCCGCGAGCCGTTTTTACGAGTAAAGCCACGCCTCGCGCAGAGGGTTGGTTATCCCTCGGCGCTGATACGCGAAAGGAACGCCTGAGTCCTGGCGACAGCCGCGTCGTTGATCTTGGCGGCAGCGTCCAAGAGTTGCTGATCTGTAAGACCGCTTGCTTGCTTGCGGCGCGTGAGATATTCGAGCAGGTTCTCCACCGACTGGATTCCCAGCGCCATAAGTTCGGCTTCGGTTTGCGGGTCCATCTTTCACCTCCGTGAAGTAGAAAGCTGCGCACGCTCCGTCGCACGGCCGCGTCAACATCGAGACAGGAAGCGCCATGGCGTCCACGATGAGCTTGATGGCTGCGGGAATGGGAGCGAGAAGGTCCTGAATCTTTTTCCGAGCATCGGCGTTCTTGATTCCCACCACGCCGTTATTGATCAGATAATTCACACACGCGACGAACGCCTTGGACCAGCCGGTGACTTGCGCTTTGTTGGAATCGTCAACCGCGACCAGCGACTTCAGCTCGCCGGTGTATGAACCGGCGCAGACCTGCGCGCTGAGAAACATTTGCGCTACGGTCCTGGCATAGCCATCATCAGAGACGCCGGGAAGATTCGACGTATAGAGCGCCTCAAATTCTTTTTCGCCGCTATCCAGCGCGTTGGAAATCTCGTAGGCGCTGGAACTCAATTTATCCAGCGTGGTCGCCGTGGGTGCGCGAGGCGCAACCGGTTTCTTTGCTCCGCAGCCGGCAATGCCCAGCATCAGCGCACAACAGAGAAACAATCGAACTGCAAAATTCATGTTGCCTCCTTGGAACTTTTTCATTTGCCTTTCACCATCCGCGCATACTCGGCAACCCAGTTGGTCGCGATCCGATGCTGCGCGTCTTGAAGCGTGAGTGCGCCTGCGCAAACCTGCGCGTGCAGCCAGTTTTCCAGAACGTCTTTATGGCGCGCTTCGGCAATGGGCTGCGGCCACAGGTTCTTTACGTCGTTCGCGCCGCCCAGCTCCAGCGAGATCAAGTGATCGACTTCATAGGCGCTGCATGCTTGCACGCCGGCTGCCTTGGCCGTCACCACGGGCCAGCATTTGATCTTGTAGCTGCTGAACACCTGGCGCTTCATCGCCGTGGTGACAAGGCGCACGTCGCGCGTGTGAAATTTCTGGCTACAGAGTTGGTCTTTGGTCGCGCTGGCGGTCGCGCCCGGAGTGAGCTTTACCTGCGGCAACTGCTGAGCGAAAGCCGGAACCAGCATGAGGACAGCGAACAGCATTGTCACCGCTGCCCTCATGCGAAGAACCGGTACTGCGCGTCGTGGTTGTGGATGTGTCAATCTCATGCGCTGGCTCCTTGCGCCAGCGGAGGAGCGGCGAGATGCGGAGGCACAGCGGCGGCGCGATTCAGCCAGCCCTTCAGGTCAACTTGTTTTTCCGGATGCTTCGCGGCATCTTCACAGAAGGCAATCTTCGACAGATTGCAGAGTGTCTCCACCACGTTCTGCGGCGGGCATGAATTCAGCGCGGCAATGGTTTGCGGGCCGATCTTGCCATCGATGGCGGGCGCTTTGGCACTGCCCATCAGAAGCCCGTTCGCGGCGCGCTGGGAAAGGATCACAGCCTCTTTGCGCCCCATCACCACGGACATGTCGAATATCTTGGAAGCGACGGCCTGGTCAACGATCTCGCCCAGCCAGCAGGCCGCCCAATAATCCGAGCGGTAAATCATTTGCGCCCAGCTCAACGCCTTGGCGGCATCGCAGGTCCAGAATTCCTCGGGCAGTTCAGGATGAAACTTTTCGCAGATGCCAAAGCGCGTGCGTCCATCGCCGTCGCGCGTCACCTTGCCGGAACGCGCGGCGTCTTCGTGCCCCATCGTGAATTCGAACGCCGGTTTGAACTCAGCCACTTTGTCTCCAAGACAGACCAGGACGGCGCGGCGCAGCATATTCGCCCGAATAAAGGGAGGACACTCCCAAAGGAAGGAAGCGCCTCACCGTCCAAAATCTGTTTTCCGGTAACTTCAGTACGGAGCTTAAACGAGAGTTGCAGGATGCGCGGTTGGTCGCGTTGGGCTTTGTTGATTAAGTTTTTACGTGAGGATTGATACTCGTGTTACTCGGCTTCGCTGGCGCGATGCGCTTAGACCATATCATAGCCAATGGCCAGAGAAAAGGCCCTGCAGCAAAGCAGGGCCTTGGGAATTATCAGTACGATTTGTTCTCAGTGGCTCATCGTGATGCTGTATCTGGCGACATCAGGAGCAGGCGGAACAACGTTTCCACCGTTCAATATCCCGGCGAATGTGCGGTCCAGCCCGAGGCCTGGTCCAAGGAAGCCTGGGCCACCCGCCATCACATAGGTGTTGCCATTGTTGTCGGCGAAACTAACCTGAAGCACAAGACCGCTGAGCACGTCAAACTTGCCTGTGGATACGTTCCCGCTGCTGATACCCGGCAACCCGCTGATTGCGTACGTTCCCGCCACTACGCCGGTCTGATCATTCTGCGTGAGCGTGGCCGTGATCGTTCCCGTGGTGCTGCCAGCCGGGCAATTGCTCGTGCATGTCACTGTGCCGGTCCATGTTCCGGCGACGCTCGGCACTTCATCCGCGGAGAATGTCCCGGTGGGTGAAACCGTCCAGCAATTTCCAGTCAGCGTGTACGTGCCGGCCGCGTGCGTGCCGGGCGCGTTCAGCGTGCTGGAGAAGTGGATGTTCCCGAAAGGCGTATTCACGTCGCCGGAGAATTGATCGACATTCAGCACCTGACCATTGGCAAAGCTAGCGCTGAAAGGCACGCAGGCGAACGGCGCAGGATTCCCGACTATCAAAATGTTGAGCGCGGTCACGACAGAGCCCGTCTGGCTGAAGAGCGCCGACATAATGAAGCTGTTGTTGCTGCTGTCTGAAAACTTCATGGCCCAGTTGCCGGACGGATCGATGGGCGGCTTGCCGCCAGCCGGGTTGGTTGAACTGCCGCCGCCGCAGCCGACGATCACGAGCGAGAAAACGAGAGCGAGAATGAGTGTGCTTTTCATGCCCGCAGAGTGTAATCCAGAGTTGCCGGAAAAACGAGTAAGATTATTCTTAGCCATGTGCTGAGGTGTCCTTTTCACCTTGGTGCTTCGGTTAGGCCGGCCCGGATGTTTACTGCATCCAGGCCGGCTGCTTTCCTTATATACCTAGTGATGCCCAGAGGCAAATCGTTTCAAGACGATCGTGGGGTACCGCTGTTGGATGATTTTTGCGCGTTCAGCGTCAATTTCGCCCGTAATCACGATCTGCGCGCCATGATGCTCCTGTACCAGAGCAAAGACTTCAGAGATCGCCAGAGCCTCGTAAACTATAAACCCTTTTGCCTCCAACTC